CGATACAAATATAGACATTAAAGTCTTTATTAATTACATAAAAATTAGAATCATACAACCTTGCTGTTTGACCATTAGGTGCTTTATTGGATGGACTATAATCATGTCGATACATATCATAAGTAGTATCTTTGACCCAATTTATTTTTCTTACAACTCTTCTAATATTATCAGGTGTGATTTTTTTACCAAAAATCATGGTATCTCTAACATGATTCAAATAATTAATACTATCAACAGGACTTTTTCTAGTGGATTGATCATTCCATTGTGCATCACTTTCATTTCTACCAAACGCATTTGGGTTATTAACAACAGATGGATTTGATAATCCAACAAAAACATAATATGAATTTGCGGTATTATTTACATCTCCTAAAAAATTACCTGCGTTATTAATTCTAAATTGATCTGTTACAATTGCCGACATTTTTTATATTCTATGGTTTTTTTCTTATATTTATACTAGGTTTAGTTGTCTTTAATCTGGTCTACTCTTATCGAGCAATGCACCCGTATTTCTTATACCAGAATTTCTTCTCTGTATAGTTGGAAAAGTTGATAAACCAGAGTTTACAGTTTTTCCAGAAATAGTGACCGATATTCGATCTGCAACCACTGGATTCCTAGTACCACCAGTTAATTTACCCCAAGAGAACCTACCAGATATACCACTAGTTGAAATACCTGTTAATGAAGTATCTGTTTTCACACCAGCAACAAATTCTGCTGTATTTGAAGTGGTGCTATATGAACTAATTAAGTATATATTGTCAAAGAATGATGTTCCGATTCCCACAGGAGCACCTGTCGCTGTCACAACAGAGGTAACACCTGCTCCAACCGCAGTATCAAATATGTAAATTGGATCTCCATTTGACAATCCAGTAAATGTTCCAGATTCTTTTTCTAAGAAGAATTTTATAGTAGAACTACTCAATACATTTATTGAGGTAACTATGCCACTAAATCCACTTGAACCAGTGAATCCAGTTATCAATTCATGTGGAGTTGTTGGAACTGGTGCTATTACATGTGGAACGATTGATGTGGAATATCCAATACCTCCATCATTAATTGTTACTGAAGTTATGATACCACTTGTTATGTTACCTGTTGCTGTTGCAACATGTGTGTTAATACCTGTAGTTGGTACACCAACTGAAATTGATGTTGTTGTCCCTACATACCCTTCACCACCATCATTTACTGTTATAGATTGTACTGTTCCTCCAACAGAAATTACAGCAGATAAATTAGCTACTCTTGGTGTTATTGACTCATCAACAACTAATACACCTATGTCATTCGGACTTTCATAGAAGAACTGTGTGGTAGAAGAATCAGTTCCAAGTCCGATACTATCAAGATAAAAATCTTGATCACTTGTTGAAAAATCTTTAATTATCTTAGATTCTGGGAATATTAGAGGTTCTATTAAAGGTCTTACTTTACTTACTAACTCGCCATTAATAAATTTATCAGTTTTTTGTTTTATCCATCTCAATGGTTTTGATACTTGAGAATTAATTCCTTCTTCAAAATACACATTTGTTTCAATTAAATCTGATGTTACTATACCCGCTATGACTCTTCTATTTTGATCTTCATTGGAAATATCACTATTTTTTAATAATTGTATCTCATCTCCAACCTTCACCGATTCATTAGCATCCACAAAAGTTACATCAACATTATCTGTTCCCTTAAAGAAAAATATAACCACATTATCACTTTGATCTGGTGGTTCTGTAAATTGGAAAGATGTTCCACCATCGAATGTATAAGCTTCACCAGGATTTTGTACCACACCATTCACAAATATTAATATAAGAGCCTGCATATCAATATCTGAATTTGCTTTGGATTCAAATGAAACTAGTTCTCCTTTGAAATTAAGAGGGAATCTAGTTCTAACTCCGTCTTGAAGATTTCTAATTGAATCAATATAATCAAATTCTCCCACATTCCAAGAGCAAAAACTATCAGTAAATACTTCATTTACAGTAAATTCAACTTCACTTAATGGTGATGATAAAGACTTATCAGTAATTAATCCCACTGGTTTAAATACATCACCTTTTCTAAATCCGTAACCAGTTCTTGCAATATCAAATGATTTAACTTCAAATAAAGTAGAACCAATACCAGTCGTATTGCTACCTCCAACATCAATATTTAAAAGTAAACCAATTCCAGTATCAGTAGTAGTGCCTAAACCAACTCTAGAAACTCCAACTACAGGTAAATTTTCATATCTTGGTGAAGGTGGTATTATTTTTGGATTTATATAACTTGTTCCACCACCAACAACAGAGAAAATTAAAGTTCCACCAATACCAACAGTTGCAGTGATAGTAGCACCAGATCCAACTCCACCACCAGATCCAACATTTACAGTAAGTGTATTTACAGTAGTGCTTCCTATTGATAAAGACGCATTATGTGCTGGATCTGTTGTTCTTGGATATGGATGATCTGTTGAATATGCATCTTTATCACATCTAAAGACTAATGACTCAGTTGCTATACCTATAGTGTTAGAGTTTGTTAATCCATGATTTGGGATAGTTAGTACCAAAACTCCCGATAGAGAATCATAAGACACATCAGTTGGAGTAAATTTTGACCCCGTGTCTGCCTCTATGGAATTATTAGAAGAACTAACAAATCTATGTTGATAAACTTCATCTATAATTCCTATACTTATAATACCATTCCCAGTTTCACTTTGTTCTGGACGATATCCAGATCCATGAAAATCTCTAGTGCCTACACCAACTGCAGTGATTGAACCTCCAACACCTAATATAGCAGTGACAGCAGCACCAGCTAAAGGAGCAATTCCTAGTCCACCAGTATATCCAATTGATATGATCTGTCCAGATCTTGGCAATTGATTTTGATTTACATCAGAATCACTAATAATTTGAGTTCCATCAGATGATGATATTCCACTAAATACAAAACTTGTTATTCCTGCAGATTCTACAAACTCATAATTATTATCTGGGTTTTTAAGTGTTGTTGGGGGTTGAAATACGCCATTTAAGGTAACAAAACTACTTCCTGTGGTAAGACCAGTTGTATTTACTCCTGATATTGATACTGTAAAAGTTTTACCAATTCCTGTAAATTCAGTTGAAACATCATCAAAAACTGCATTTGAAGAATAGTCTTGTTGTAGATATACTCTTCCAGTAAAAGATGATCTTAATTGTTCTCTATTAGAATCATCCTTTTCAGTAACACCTGCTCCTCTAGGTGGATCTGTAAAGAATATTTTTTCATCAACAATATTATATCCACCTTTAAATAATCTAACTAAAGTCGAATCTGTATGAGTGGATACAGATGTTCCAACAACGGATCTAGTAACATCTACTAATTCTAAAACTCCAGTATTTGTTATTGGTCCTACATTTGTGGTACCGAAACCAACATTATTAACTTTTACAATTTCATCGTCTATTTTCAATAAATCATTAATTACTATTGATGAAATTCCTGCTAAAGATAATATTGTAGTTGATATTGATACTTGACCACTGACATTTCCAGATAACGTTGTTGTTATTGGGGTAAATGTTATTGGAGATTGTATCACATTGTCAAGAGTTATTAGAGTTTTTTCATTTTTCTTAAACATAGTCAATTGATGCCTATTTCCTGATCCAACAGAATTAAATGTAATAGGAGATCCTCCTTTAGTTGTTGATAATTGAAATATAGGTGAGTTGGTCGTGCCTGAAGGTAAAACTACATATACTTCACTTGGTAAAGGGTTGCCATTTGACATTACTAGTGATGAGATTCCCACACCTTCAATTGAAGATCCTGGTTTGTAAATTAATCTTTCATTTCTATTGAAGAAATTATTAGTAATAGTGAATTCTCCTGTAGAAAGATTAACTGAACTTGTTGGATTAAAGAATTTAGAAAATATAAGACTATTGTTATTCTTTATAGGAAAACTTAAATTATCTGATCTACTACTATTCAAAGCATCATATTGTAAAAGGGATAAGGATTCATTTGTTTTTCCATAATTTAAAATTGGAGTTGAATTTATTAAATCTAAATCTGTATTAATAATTTCATTGTAAGATTGTATCTGCAAATCACCAACCCCAATAAATGAAGAATCTGGATGGAATTTTAAATTAAGATTTGATCCATTATATTCAGATGAAAATGTTCCAATTCCAGATTCTGATCCTATTGATATGAATGGATATTGTGTTACGAAAGTATCATCATTATCATGAGTCATTAAAATCTGATGTAAAGCACTTGTTTCTCCTATTGATACTCTTACTATACTTTTAACTGTAGAATCTTTTACAGTTGTAAATCCTGCTATAACACCAGTTGAAGCAATACTTACAAAATTAGATTCTAATCTTGCAGAATTTTCTGAACCATCTGGTTGATCTTGTTCTTTAAATCTAAATGTACCTATACCAGATGATGTTTTACCAAAACCAACAATTTTTGATTTAACTAAAATTGAATTAGTTCTGTCATTTTCAAAATCTAAAGATAAAATATTTGAGTTAAGATTTGAAGTGAATGTTCCTATTGATAAATCAGTATTTGTTTCTAAAGAATAATTTGATATATATGAATTTGTACCATCATGAGTTAGATAGAGTTCTATAATATTTCTTTCATTGGCAAAAGTATCATTAACTTCAATTGTTGCAAAGTAAGAATCAATATCAGAAATATTGGATGATATAATGGTGGATGTAGTAGATGATGAAACATTTACATTTCTTCCCTCTAAATCAACAAACCCAAGAGAGGTTTTACCTATTCCAGTTCCTGGTAAAAATGTTTGTTGTAAAATCTTAATATCCAGATCATTTTCAAAAATATTTGTAGGTAAAAATTCAAGTGCAAAACTTCCATCTTCTTGTTGATTTCCAACAATATCAACTAATTCAGATTCTGTTCCCATAGACCCTTTTTGAATCGTAACTATATCTGAATCAATGAAATCTATAGATGTTATTAATTCTGTTGTTTGAAGAATCTCACCTGTAGTTCCTGTTGCAGGAACTCTTGCCTGAATTAAAAATCTATCAAACGAACTTGTAAGATCTAATTTACCACTTGTATCTGCATTATTTGTTGCTTCTTTAAATAATTCTGATATATCATCAATTAATAAAACTTTATTTGTAGAACACTCAAAGAAATTAGAAAGACGTTTATTTTCAAAAGTAATAAATTTTGATCTAAGTGGATTTGATAAAACATCAACATCCTGAACTAAATCAAAAGTATCAATTGCATCTACTCTATTTTCCGAAGTTAAATCTCTAATGATGGTTGATGAATCAACAACTATGTCTGTTCCTACACCAATAAAAGAAGTAATTCCCACATCTGCAAAATTTTTAAGTCCAGTTGTATGAACTAATTTATTTACAGGACTTACTATTTTTTGATACTCTATTGGACTTTGAATAGTATATGATAAAGATTGATAGTAATCATTATCAGGAATTACTTGATAATCTTGATTTAATTTACCAACATCATTTGACCATCCAAGTAGTTTTTCAGATGAAAAATCAACTTTAAATTCACCTTTATTTTTGAATATTGTGTTTATAGTAGCTACTACACCAGAAGAGAATCCTTTTAACTTATCTTCAACTTTTAAATCAAAAGTTCCTAAAACTTTTATATAACTATTTGATACTTGATTTAAAACTAAATCAACACTGACAAAATTACCATTATTTCTAGATACTAATATTTTTTCACCTATAATAAATTTTGACAATTCAGTGTTAACTGTAAATTGTGGATAATTTTTAAAATTAATTACAGATCCAAAATTCTGAGTAGTTTTTGCTAATCCTGGATTTGAAACTAATTCGTTAATATTAAATTCTAATTTGAATGGATTAGGATTTATTCCACCAACTATTCTAGTAACTGGATAGAATGCAAATTTATTTTCTGGAGAATTAAAGGTATTTCCATATTCATTCTCTACATTTTCTACAAAAATTTTATCTCCTGCTTCAAACGGTGCAGTTGAAAAACCTAAAATAGGAGTGGCAAGAGTTACAGTTACTATACCTACAGTTTCATTTGTTATAATTGTACCACCGACTGCAATATTTGTAATTGGTATTCCACTTGTATTATTTTTAGCAAAAACCTCACAGTTTCCAATACCAAAGGGAGTTCTAACAATATCTACAGAAGTTATTGCTTGTGTTGCTGGACTAATATTTGCTTTCAAAAATCCACTATCTACAATTTCCTTTGTTTCAACATCTTGAACTACTAATTCAGGTTCACTTAAATAATTTTCTCCACCATTATTAACTAAAACTGAGGTAATTTTGTTTGAATTTTTTGTTGATATAACAGGAGCTAAATTAGCTATTGGGCGTAAAGTTTTGTCTGATGGATATTCAAATCCAACATTTAGTATTTCTACATTTTCAATTTTATTAGTATTAGAGGATTCTGGTAAAATTTTGGCATTTATACCTTGAGTAGAAGCAACGCTAACAAATTTTGGCATTGATGCATATTCAATACCACCAAAAACTAACTTAGTATCATTTATAGATCCACTTGCAGTTTTTGATGTAGTGGAATATTTTAATTGACTAGAATTATTTGTATCATATGTTAAAATTTCAGGTTTTTCATTTAATCTAATATCAAAGAAAGTTTCTCCAACTCCAATTACTTTATAATCATCATTATATTTACTATCAATATATGATATTTCTAAAGGATTGCTAATATCAAAATCTGATGTGCTTATAAAACCTGATTTTTCTATATTATAAAATAAATTTGTTAAATTATCATCAGAATAGTTAATAGTTAAAGACGCTGTTGATGTAACACCAATTGTCCCTGATGTAGAAACTATATTTACACTTGTATTACCTGTAGAGACAAAATCATTTTTAAAATCTTTATCTTGATATATTTTAAAATCTAATCCGACTAAAGACGAATCTGAGAGATCAAATTTTAAACTATTGTTTCTTACAACTTCGATTGGAGGGTCAATTAAAGATAATTGATGTTGAGATCCACCAATTGAAACTATATTTACAACATTCGGTGGTATGATTTTAGAATCATATAATGTTTCTGATAATTTTATTCTATTACTATCTAATTTGTAAATAAAATATTTTCCTGTATTAAGACCGCTAGCCACAGTATCATCTGCATCATAATAAACCTTATCCCCTGTTTTAAATTCATGAGAATTTATCGTTATTTCATTACTAGAAGTATTAATACCAGCAGAAGTAAATCCTACCTGATTTATAAGTAAACTATCAATTAAAGAATTATATTTAACTCTGACAGAATTAGATGTTCCAACACCCACAGTTCTATCCGAGTCTATATTCAAACTAATAATATCATTAAGAGATAGATTATGTGCAGTTGTTAAACTAACTCTTGAATTTATTCTTTCAGCATTTCCTGTTACTTTATTGAAATTGGATTCAAATCTATATTTAAAATAATTATCACCATTAGATCTAAAGAATAATCCATTAGTTGATGTAGTTAAACCAACTTGAGTTACTATTCCAATGTAATTTGGAGACTTATTAATAGCAAATAGGGTTTGACTTGATCCTGTGAATGGAATTGCAAAAGCTTGATTGGATGAATTAGATCCGTCTCTTGATACTTGGATAGCACTATTACCATCAGTTTGTAAAGTAATTTGCTGTCCAGTTTTAAATGGATGATTTGGTAAATATATGCTTTGAGCAGGAACCGATACTGTAGTTGTAGTGTCACCAACTGATACGCTTATTGATGATGATATACCAACTGTTGTTGCTATACCCACAGATTGTCTAGGATTGAAATATACAATATCATCAATCTTAGAACTAAAGAAACTAGATTTAAATGGTATTTCAAAGAAACTAGGAATTAAATTAACTATTGTTGATAAAGTGTGTGCTGTTCCACTTATTCCTCTCTCTACTCTTAAAATATTTCTATCATCAAATTTATTTAAAACTATTAATTTTTCAGTTCCAATTCCAATACTACTTCCTATTGAAATAATATTTGTTTTATATACAAAAATATCAGTTACAACTCCAGCAACTGAATTTGATGGCATTTCCTTATATAAAATTGTACTTTCAGTTGGTATTCCAGATACACTATGTCTACCAATTAAAGGAGTTCCTGTTGTGGATTTAATATCTGATGTTAAACCAGATATTACTAAATTATTTCCAACTTCTAATTCATGAGTATCAGGTACAAATATTGATAAAGTATTTGTATCCTTTCTTATAAAAGTCAAATTTTCAAATGATTCATAATTAGTATCAATACTTGATATTTCTTTACCATCAATTTTACTGACAAAGGCACTTATTCCACTTCCCTCAGTATCGCTACTGTCAAATTCAATATTATCATTTACCTTATAATTTTCTCCAGATTTTAATATTAAAAGTTTATCTACTGATCCCTTTGAAACTGATGTAACTCTTATTGTTTGTGGTATTATTTCATTTGATTCAATTATGAAATCATTATCAGCTGAAGAATCACTTAACTTATATGGAAAAGTATTTCTGGTTAATTTTGAATTGTTGAAATCAAAAGATTGTGTTATATCTGAACCAGAATCTACAACGCTTGGAATTGATCTATATGTATTACCAACAAAAAATGGAAATTCTGGTTCTTGTGTTATTGGGTTTACACTTGCAAAATAAGCATAAACACCATTCGGATAATCTGGAGTTTTTCCATATCTACCGTTATGTCGATCTAAATCTGTTGATGACGATGGGGAAAATACATAATCCTCAACAAAAAATCCTAATTCAAAATCTAGTTTTGTTCTATCTGGTATCTTTGAATCTATTACATATCCACTACTTAGTATCTTTATATTAGAAGAGTTATCAAAAGGATCACTATATCCACGAGGACCATATATTGGATTTCCATCATATGCCCATCCAATTATAGGAGAGTGTTGTCCAGAAATATCATTAAATTCAGTTTCTCCTATTTGAGTAGAATATCCAACAACAGAGTATTTTAACTGATTGTTAGTTGGCACTAATATTTCATCTTTATATTTTTGATTATATGGTGAAAATGTTTGAATACCAACTATATTTAATTTTTTAATAGAGGTGTTAAATACGGCATTTTTTCCTCTTTCAGTTACTCTAATAGATGTTGTATTAAAATCATATCCCACTCCTTTATTCAATATTATAACATCGATAATTTTTAAATATGTTTGTGATTCTTCATTTTTATCAATTACTGCCCTTAAAGATGCTCCAACACCATCTCCAATCACTGTTAAATCTGGAGTTGAATGATATTCATCACCACCATCTTGAATATTGACAGCAATAATTTTTCCATTTGATATTATAGGACTTAATGATGGATTAATATTTTTACCTGTCCTAGTTACTCCATTTTTAACAATAATATTTGGTTTATTTTCATAGTTTATAATATCTGTTGTTCCATACCCAGTTCCTTTTTGATATAGCAAAGCATCAGTAATTTCACCTTGTATCACAGGTGTTAGATTAATTTTATCAGAATCAGGCATGGAATATATCGCATCAATTGAAATACTAATATCAGGGTATTTAAATAATTGATATCCTGTTCCTTTTGTTTTAAACTCTACATATTTTTTAGAAATAAAGTTAACATCATTTGTTCCATCAACACCAACATCACATACCCTAAAAATATTATCATCAATTTTAAGAACCTTATATTTTGTTGTTGTAGACAATCCAGATATAATTTGAGGTGTAGTTGTTCCTAATCCTACTGATGGTTGATAATCTATTATTTCTCCATTTGAAAATCCATGATTTTCAAAGGTAATTGTTGATTTTTGAGTTGATATACCAGTAGTTGAATTTGCAAATACTCTTCGATTAATATATGGTTTTCCTGATTTTATGATTCGTATATCTGATAAAGTGTTTTTTGCATCTTTTATTTTAAATTTATGAATACCATTCTTAGCAATGTTTGTAAAACCTATTGTATTAATACCACTAATATAGTCATTTCCATTTCTATAAAGTCTAATCGTAGACAATCCTACGACCTCTGGCCAGTATTGTTGTCCATCTACTAAACTTTCTGTATTAGTAAGATCACTTCCTTTAAATGATCCTATTCCTAATGGAGTATTGTTATTTTTATCATAAACCAATACTTGTCCACTAACTAAATTATGTGGTTTTAAGAAAGTTATAGTTTCTGAGAAAGTATCAATTCCACCACCAAAGAAAGTAGTAACACCACTAAATTCTAAAACTCTATTTCTTCTTCTAAGAACTGGTTGAAGAACTGCCTCTCCACTATTACCACCTGTTAATTTTATTGATAATACGTCTTCAATATCAAAACTTTGTTCGTCAACTTGAATTTCTCTTATATCACCAGTTACAACAGGACTTACAAGTGCTTCAGTTGATCCTAATGATGTATTTTCAATCTGAATTAATGGTGGATTTACAACATCATAATCAGTACCAAAACCAATGACTGAAAAATTTTGTATCTCGCCATGAAAGATTGAATCCTCTAATTTTCCATTCTCTATTTCAACACCATTTATTAACATTCCAACAGGACCACTAACTGTTTCGATATCTTTTCCTAAATTTTGTTGAACATCTAATGGATATTTTTTTAATATTTTTTGAGTTGATATTTTTTTATTATATTGACTTGCTAGTGTAAAAGTATGTCCTGTATTTTTATTGACAGGAACATCAAATTCAATAAAATCATTTGCTTCAATAAAAGCTGGTGCTCGATATAATCTAATTTTATTATTATCATTTTGATCATTTACAACTTTTTCAACATAATAAAAACCACTTTCCAATCCATCTAAAGGATCATTCTCTATCTCAGGAGAGTAGAATACTCTATCACCTGTTACAAAAGGAACAGAAACACTACCAAATGAAATTATTGAATATTTTTTCGTTAATGGGTTTTTATTTTGAATAGTATCATTTTCAACAACCGAAGAAATAGAAATTTCAGAAATATTTCTTGAAATTTCATGTGATGGTAATGATCCACTTGCCACATACATATTCTCATCAGATTCATTGTAAACATTCTGCACATCTGATGTTAATATATTATTTCCAAACTCAATTGGTGCTCCAATACTTGTTGCTTTTTTAAGAATTCTTCGAATCGTATATCTTTTTGAACTATTAAATTCAATTTGATCCTCTAATGTTATTTTATTTTCACTCTCTACAATTTTTTGTATTTTTGAAGTGCCAATATTTGTTCCTAAAGGAAATCTAGTATTTTCTTTTTCTAGAATTTCAACGGTGTCACCCTCTCTTAAACTAGATTTATCTATTTTTGATTTTAATATAAATGAACTAATGTTTCCACTGACCGCATCACTAATATCATATGTTGACGATGTATTATAAATCCAAGAGTTAGCAAATATTTCTTTTTGATTTTTATCACTGCTTGGATTTTTTATTATTTCACCAATACTTTTTACTGTTAATATTTCCCCTTCTAAAGATAATCTATTGTTTTTTGAGGGAATAAAAGTATTTAAAACTCCAGTTATTCTTAATTCAGTTTTATTTGATAAATTACCATTCTCATATCCAAATATATTATCGTTTTCTATAATATCATCACCTAAATTAATTCCATTATCATGAATCCCAGAACAATTTAAAAATTGATTGACTGTTTTACTAGTATATGTAATGTTTGTAGAAAGACCAGAGATGATTGTGCCAGTTGTTCCGAATCCAACTGTAGAGTCAACTGTTATAACACTTGATCCACTACTAACACTTTCTATTACTTTTGTTTTACCTGTTACATCAAAAGTTCCTGTTATAAATTCTTCATCATCAAAACCTACAAATAAATCTAAAATAAAATAATTTGCAGAAGTAGATATTCCAGAAATGCCAGATAATATCTCAACTTCAGAAACAGCAGCGGTTGTAGATAAATCTGTTGATCTGAATATTGTTTGTCCTTTTAAATTTAAAGGATTTCCTGATATTTTTTCTGCTACTACTCTTTGTCTTCTTACATATTTTGCAGATGATGGTTTGATTAAATATTTCTCAAGATCAATTATTTTTGGATCAACTCCAAATAAAATATTAAATAAAATTCTAAAAGATTCTTCAGTTCCTTTAGATTCGTAAAATGTTCTTGCTTCTTTTATAAAATTATTTACATCTAAATCTGATACAAAATCTGAATTTTCCAATCCAGGTGTAAATGTATTTTTAATTTTTTTATAAAATTCATTTAAAAATAAAGAACTTAAATTATCAACTTTAGTATTTTCAACATGAGATTCTGCAGATGAAGATGAAAAAACAATTTCTGATGGGTTATTAGCATCTCTGTAAGAAGTGATTCCACTAAATCCACGTTTACAACCAGTAAAACTATTTGTAGTAATTCCAGTATAAGTTATAATTTCACTATTAATTCTTAAGAGACCATATTCATTCGGAAATCCCTTTGTAGATGCAACTGTTATGGTATCATCTGCAGTTCCAATACCAACTGAAAGATTTGTATGACCTTTAATAACTTCTGGTGTTAAGTTATCTAATTTTAAATATTGATCTAAATTATCAACTAAATCAATTGAACCACCAGTAAACTCTTGAGAAATATAATATTGCTTTAAAAAATCTGCAGTTTTAGGACTCTCTGACAATATGAACTCTGGGAGTTGATTGTCAATTATTTGTTGAATTTTTACTCTTTTATCAATACCCGTGCTTATCATACTATCCTCTTACTAGTTTTCCATTGTTATAACTTGATGTGACTTTGTAACCAACACCTGATATTTGATCTCCTGATGAAATTGTATCCTTCACCATATTTATGACACTACTATCAATGTTAAATTTTAAATATAAATCCTGAAGACCTATGACATCATTGGATTCTGGAAAAGCTTGAACTTCAATTATATTATTTGGCAAATCAGTGGATGTAATGTTGATTGTAGTTAAATTTATTTCACCTTTAATGTAGTCTACTGTTCCTGCATTCTCAACAATAATTATTTTTTCGTCATTAACTACATCTTTTTTTACAATTGAGATAACTCCTGTTTTTTTATCAGAATTTGGAGTGTCTGTTAGAAAAACAGTCGAAGATTCTCCAGAAATTTTGAATCCTGTACTCTTAATGTTCAATCCTTCAGTCTTAACATTAAATTGGTTACCAAAACAAAGTTCATACTGGGCAAATTGATTAACCAACGCATTTAAATTTCTTCGAATTCGAATTCGAGTTATATTTGATGTTATTGAATCTTCAATATTATCAATTACACTTAAAATTTTACTATATTTAAATCTACCACCAAATTTATTGATTTCTGTAGATTTTGAATAGGTAGTAAGACCATTAACTACACTGGTTTTTAACTCTTCAACATTTGCTACTTTTGATGAATTATAGTATATGGATGATTCTAGTTCAATGTGAAGAATTTTAAGGTCAATTATTTTTTGACTAATTCCAGTCAGTGTATAATTTTTCAAATCTGATAAAATTTGAGTCTTATCAAAATCTGATACAAAATCACCATTTTGAGGTTTTATTGTAATGAATACAGTTCCAAATTGTGGTGGATCAAGTTCCTCCCCTCCAACTACAGAAACACTTTCAGTATTTGGATAAATTTGTTGTATGATTGCTTCATAATCCCTTGCTGTAACTGCTCTGTACTGTGACGAGTAGAGTCTAGGAGCAAAGTACTTAATTGAGTCAGTTGACTCAATATCACCGCCATTAGAGGCACCTGAGATGACATTTATTAATGGTGTAGTTGATAATTCTACAACTGAATTAGGGTCAGTTTCTATAGTTCCTGCAAAAGTAAATGATCCAGGTCCATTTCCTTCTTTTCCATCTGTAACGATGTAACTTACATCTATTATTGATTCATTTTCAAGTTTTCGACCAAAGATACCATCTCCAAATAAAAGTTCGTATTTTTCATCCTGAACTTCCTGAATTAAAAATGTAGATGATGTAGAATCCACATTTAAAATATTATCAACCTTTGTGAATAATGTTCCTTTACCATTTTCACTTGAACCTCTTACTCTTACTACAATTGTCGACGTATCTATGAAAGGATTGTCCAAAATAAATCTCTGATCGAGTGATCCATCAACAGTAAATGATTTCTTTAAAAATGTTCCTTGAAAAACTTTAATTGAATTGAAAGATGCTGTATATCCAACAACTTTAGACGGAGTAGTAGATGGAGGACCTAAAGTTATTGTAGTTGTAATATCCTCTGGAATTGAAAATGTGAATGTTGTGCTACTATCTGTTGCAATACAAACTAGACCTGCCTTGAGAGTCACTGTAGAGGGTGCTGAGTTGACATCTACTTCTTGCGTATTTAAAATATCGAAGGATATAGTTGCTTGTGCTGCGGTTCGAGATCGAGGAACATAACCAATATTTCTTGCTAAAGAAACTACATTTTCTCTAACTGTTGCTGAGTCAAGAAAAGACTCATTAACAACCATGTTTGAGTTAAATGCAGTGATGTATGTATTATATGCTAGAGTATCAATTAAAACAGAAAAATTAGATCCTTCAAAGTCAAAATCAGTAAAGTCCGAATTTGTACGAAGATAATCCTTAATTGAAGTCTTTATCTGATCGAAATCTAGGTTTGTAAATTTAGTAAATGGCATATTATCTTGTGGCTTCTAATATGAACTGAAATGCTTGTGAGGGAAACTGTTGTCCAACAATATCAAAGAAGATATTTACTTCAAATTCATTATCATCTGGTCGAGGAATCACTTCAACATCCAAATTATCAACTCTTGGTTCAAAATTTTCGATAGTTATGATAATTTGCCTCTCAATTATTGATGCAGTACCAAAATCACAGAAGTCAAAGAGACTTGATCGAATGTCAGTACCAAGATTTGGGTTAAAAAACCTTTCTCTGGGAATAGTTTCCACCAAATTCCTTACAGATCTTTTAATTGCATTCGCATCTTTGATAATTAGGAGGTCTTTTGTGATCGGATGTGGTTTAAATGATAAATTAATGTCCTTAAATGACCTAGATATCCTAGTTTTCATTCAATTTAGTAAACAGTTTGCTAGATTTATTTATATCTGCAGTATTAACTCTTTATTTATAAGAAAAATCATAAAAAAATCGCCTCATTTGGCGATTTTAAATTTTTTAACCTAATTCTGGTTCATTTTTTCGTTCTTTTGCCGTTTTCCAGAAATAATTCTCTTCAGAACCGAGTCCATCACGGTCATGTCCGTTCTCAACTTGGTAATAAACAGTCGAAACCTTAAAATCGGGCACTTTTGGTGTCTCTGGAGTGATACTGTTGTCATAAATTCTCATTCTGTTGTTCGGATAGAGGCAAAATTGACCATTATCGAGTTCAAGAAGGTTATGAGACTTGTGTTCAGCAGGTTGTTCGCTTGTTGAGTAGTCAATTCCATCTATACTTTCATGATAATTGTCTAAAGTGCAGATATAAGTGCCTGTTTGGTTGCCATAATCCCTTGTCATCACTTCATAGTGCATACTTCCGATGAATTGTTTCTGTACTGCAACGACTCCGTAGTCCATACAGTTCCAAAATTGAAGATTATGAAGGGTCATATCAGGTTTTGGCAACTCTGGATCGGTTGTAAACGCAGAAATTGGCAATTTATCAAACATTGCAGCGTATTCTGGTAGGTAAGTCTCAAAATAAAAGGCACGACCAGGTATACTTTTGGCAGAAACCCATACACCTTTGACAAATTCACCGTGACCACTTTGATGGTCAGTTAAATATTCTTTTCTTACCCATACTTCATAGGAGGGTAGGTTTGCAATTAGAGTAGACATTATTTGTGATGATAGACTTCAACATAAGATTGACATTTTGGGCAAGTAAAATTGGAGTAAAAGTCATATTCGGACTCTTCTCCATCATTTACATCTTCCATATCGTGATCAGCACCCCAGATTAATTCAGTACCACAGTGCCAACAGTTCATTTTCCTTGACCTCGATACCTTTTACGAGCCGAGTTACGCGAAGTTGCCGAGTATTTCGAGTGTTTTCCGTTTCCTTGACGAGTTTTTTTCGGTCTTGTCTCTACAAACAGGTTGCCTGTAAGACTACTTTTCATTTTTGCCATAACATTTACTCTCCTATAATTTCTGTACGAATATCAGAAGGGTTTGGTTTACCTGTCTGATAGAATTCAATTGCCAAATCTTCCATAATATCAAAAAATTCAAATTGACTCAGGTCTGAAAACTTCTCAACACCCTCAATGTAGATACTATATCTTTCTGACATTTTAGATTGTTCTTGTTTTTTCATGACCAACACGAATACGAGGGTCACACCAGATCTCAAAACCTGCTTCTTTTGCGTCTAAGCAGAATGAGACATCCTCTCCACACATATCCTGTACCTCTCCTGATTCAAATACTTGCATCTTTGGAGCAAACCATGGATACTTCATGCCTTCGTTTTCAAATACACCCTTTTTAATGAGGAGCCAACCGAAACCTGTATAGTCAACTGTGAATGGTTTTTTACGCTTGGATATACTATCGATAGTTTCGTGATTCATTACACCACCGTTGCTACGAAAATCATCCTCATCTAACCAATGTGCTACAGATGTAGTTCTACCATCTTCGGTACAATACCATCCACCTGCGATATCTTTATCCATTAATACAAGTTGAAGGAATTTTTCTGAATTGAACACAATGTCAGAGTCTATCCACAATTGATAGTCATAGTTAAGTTTGCCATCCCATGGTAATTGATCAGGACCTCTTAATACATTTGCTCCAAGACATTTGCATCTGGCAAAGTTAACCATTGATGAATAATCTTGTGATATCTGTATACTTGCTCCACATTGTACTAAATCAAAACACAACTGTACAAATGATTTGAGATAGGTATATGAAACTCCTCGTCCAGGTAGACAGAATACAACTGACTTGCCTTTGAGCATTTCTTTTGCTTTATCATAATCCCACTCTTCTTCTTTCTTCTTCGTCTTAGGAGTCTTTGCTTTAACTGTAAATCCTTTTGCCATAATGTTTTGTAATTACATTCATATCATACAATATTATATAGAGAATGTCAATAAGAGGATTCCTCATGGGGTTCTATCGGGTTTTCCGTAACTTCAACATAAGTTAACTCATCTGTCCAGTAAGATTTATATATTCGATTCCACACAACATCAAACTCTTCTTGATTTAAATTTTTAAATAGACACCTTTCATTCAAATAAACGTGATACGATTTTGTTTGAACTTTAGTCATCTGCCTCCGTGATGTAAATGTCTCCTTTGTCTATGTTCCATTTTAACACAAGATCCTCGTACCAGTCAAACTCATTAATGATTTCCTCTGGAATTGTAATATGATACCTGTCTGTGACTGGATCGATCTCTACAGTCGAAAAAATATTTTCGAAATTTTTTTTCATTCAGTGAACCTTTGCACTTGATTTTATATAGCGAAAAAAAAATTTATAGTTCTTGATATTGAGAGGTCGAATTGGGTCGTTTATAGCTTAATGGTACCTTCGCTTTTTATATACGGGGGCATCAACCCCCATATAACTGCTGATTCACGAACGAATGATATTAAAGTTATAATGACTGAACACCCAACGGTTCACCAACTTATAAACTCCGTGCTTGCTGTGCATCACATACCCTTCCCCGTCTACATATTCATTACCTAAGAAGCATTCGCAGTTGAAATCATCCCGCATGAGTTTCATATATTCGGTTTTGATGTTCTCAACTAAGCACCATAAACGAATTAACTGGTAGTTGGCAAACTCTTCA